GGCTGCGGGAGAGCGAAAAGTGTCTGTCCGATCCGGTCACGGAACGGGCAAGTCCACCGTCGCCTCCTGGGCCATGCTCTGGTACATGCTCACCCGCGTACCCGTCAAAGTCATCGTCACCGCCCCGACGGCAAGCCAGTTGTTCGACGCCCTCTTCGGCGAATGCCGCCGCTGGGCGAAGCTCCTACCCCCCGCCGTGGGCGAGCTGCTCGAGATCAAGTCCGACCGTATTGAACTAAAAGCCAGCCCCGAAGAGGCGTTCATCTCGGCAAGAACCAGCCGCGCCGAGCAGCCCGACGCGCTGCAAGGCGTACACGCCGAGTTCGTGCTACTAGTCGTGGACGAAGCGCCCGGCGTATCGGAGGCCGTCTTTGAGTCAGCCGGTGGCAGCATGTCGGGCCACAACGCCACCACGCTCCTGCTCGGCAACCCTACCCGCACCACCGGCTACTTCTACGACACCTTCCACCGCCTTGCCCCCGAGTGGAAGAACCTGCACGTCAGTTGCCTCGACTCGCCCCGCGTCAGCGAGGATTACATCAAGGAGATGGCGAGCCGGTACGGCGAGGGGTCGAACGCCTACCGCGTCCGCGTCCTAGGCGAGTTCCCCGTCGCCGACGACGACACGCTCATCGGGCTGGAGTTGGCCCAAGGCGCCATCGACCGCGACGTGGTACAGAACCCTAACGCCCCGATCCTCTGGGGCTTGGACGTGGCGCGCTTTGGCACCGACTCCTCGGCGCTATGCAAGCGCCAAGCGAACGTCGTGCTCGATCAGGTCAAGACCTGGAAGAACCTCGACCTCATGGCGCTGACCGGCGCGGTGCTGCACGAGTACGAGTCCACCGACCACAAAGACCGCCCCGCAGAGATACTCATAGACAGCATCGGCTTAGGCGCCGGCGTGGTCGATCGCTTACGCGAGTTGAAGCTACCCGCCCGTGGCATCAACGTCGGCGAGTCGCCCGCGTTCAAGGGGCAGTACATGAACCTGCGCGCCGAGTTGTGGAGCAAGGCCAAGGCATGGCTCGAGGCGCGCGACTGCAAGTTGCCGCGTGACGAGCGCCTCGTGAATGAACTATCCTCGCCACGCTATTCGTTCATGTCAAACGGCAAGTTGAAACTCGAGAGCAAGGACGACATGAAGCGACGCGGGCTGGTATCGCCCGACGTGGCTGACGCATTTGTGCTGACGTTTGCGAGCGAAGCGGCGACCGGGAACGGCGCGTACTCGCCGACGTGGGCGAAGTCGGTTAAGAGACAGATTCGGGGAGTGGTATGAGCATTGCGCATCTAGGTGGTTACATCCCAGAGGGCGACCGCGCGACGTGGATGCCTGACATTTGGGGTTACTTGGCGCTGACCTACGGCATCAAGTCGGTAATCGACATTGGCGCCGGCATGGGCCATAACATCCGCTGGTGGCACGACCTCGGGTTTGACGCACGCGGCGTGGAAGGTCATCCGATTGCCTTGGCCGAAAGCCCGGTCAAGGAGATTCTGGTCGCACACGACTACGAGAAGGGGCCATACGTCCTCGACCGCGACTACGACCTTGCGATCTGCACCGAGTTCGTGGAGCACGTTGAGCAGAAGTGCGAGCCGAACTGGTTTGCAACGATGGCGCGCTGCAAGTATGTACTCATGTGCCACGCCATTCCCGGGCAGGGCGGTCATCACCACGTCAACGAGCAGTTGACCGAGTACTGGATTGACCGCTTTTACGAAAACGGTTTCAAGTGCGACTGGATCACGTCGTGCAAATTCCGCGAGACGGATAAACGGCAGGGGTCTGGCTGGGGCCGCCCCACGCTGCTCTTCTTCGTGAGAGACAAGTGAAGTATTACTGCATCACACTCGCAGAGACTCCAGAGCGCACCGAGCACGCACGCCAACAGGCGGCGAAGGCGGGCATTGAGTTGGATTTTATCTACGGCATCTTTGGCAAGACCATGCAGGTCAAGTCAGAGATTCCGATGCACACGGATTATTTCGTGACGCGCGGCGCGACTTGCTTGGTGCTGTCGTGGCATATCGCCTGGCAGATCGCATGGCGCGAGGGGCATGAGGAGTTCGTGATCTTTGAGGATGACTTTATCCTGACCGATAACTTCAACGAACGCTTCGCGCAGATTCGCGCCGAGATTCCCGACTGGTGCGACTTGGTGTACCTAAACTCCTGCTGCACGACGGACAAGCTCGGCAAGAAGGAGTCAACGAATCTGTGGGATATTCGCTACCCGCTCTGCACCGCCGCGATCTGGCACCGCCGTCGCGCCATCCCCACCTTGCAGCAGTACACCAAGCCCGCTAACACGCCGGTCGATATTCTGCTTGAGTGGTACGCGTTGCCGCACCTGCGTGTGCTGACCGCCGTGCCGCCATTAGTTTCACAGGCCACGCAAGACCTTGCGGTGCCGATGCCGTCAACCATCCACATGTGAGGAGATAGATGAATGCTCAAGCCAAGCGACGTGGCGCTGTTCCAAAAACGCCTCGACAAGAAAGCCCCGCCGAAGCCGGAGTCCAAGAAAGCGCCAGAGCCGAAAGACCCGAAGCCGCCTTCCCCGCCGAAGGCCGCCTAGTCCTATCGGAGCATTTGCCGGCTGACGCCTTTGTGCGTCTCACGGTGCCGGAGTCGGAAACCTTCCTGCCGTGTAACCCGTCGATTGCCAAGGACGGCAATGGTGGACTAAGTTGCTTAGTCCGCACCGTGAACTATGAACTCGGCGAGGAAGACGGCATCTGGTTCCGTGGCGACCCTGCGCCCAATACGCGCAACTACCTCATCACGCTGGGTCAAAATTTGAGCCAGCAGTCGGTGGAGTGGGTCAACGATTTGATGGTGCGCAACACTCGAGTGCCGGCCAGAGACGGCCTTGAGGATGGGCGGCTATTTTGGTGGCGAGACGGCTGGTGGTTTATCGCAACCGCCTTGCACCACGGCCCCCGGGTGCGCGGCACGATGGCGCTGTGCAATCTAGATAAGACCACGGTGACGGGGCTAGAGTTTTTGCACAGCCCGCACGGTCGTGAGATGGAAAAGAACTGGATGCCGCTCGTGGAGGGCGATCAGTTGTCGATGGTGTATATGCACCACCCCGCCGAGTCCTACGAAATTTCTCCCGTTAAGCGCAGGATATGGCTCGGCGGCTACCCGCCGCTCATCGGCTGGTCGGGCGGCTCGCAGTTAATCCCGCACGGCGGCGCGTACCTTGGCGTTGTCCACCAGCGCCGCAAGCACAGGAATCAGGTCTATTACGCGCACAAGTTGGTGCAGTACAACGGGAACCTTGAGCCGTTTGCCGCTGGCCGTGAGTTCTACTTCCGTGGCGAGCAGATTGAGTTTTGCTCTGGAATTGTGCGGCACTTAGGCAAGTGCATCCTGTCGTTTGGAGTCAAAGATCGGGAGGCTTGGCTAGTTTCTTTATCCGCGAGCCAGCTTGCCGACCTCCTCAAGTGACAATAGATAGACCCCCTTTTTCGGCACGGGTGCCGGTTTTATGTATCAGAAAGAAGGTTCTCTCATAGAGCAGACCGAGGCGGCGATCGGCGCCATTGAGCCGATGTCGGACGAAGACCTCGAGTCGTTGGTTGGCACGGAGCTAACCGACGCGACGTCGTTCGTTGACGCAGAGTTGTCCCCGGTTCGCGCTCGCGCCATCCAATACTACCGTGGCGAGCCGTTTGGCAACGAGGAAGAGGGGCGCTCGCAGGTTGTCTCGACCGACGTGCGCGACACCATCGCCGGCATCATGCCGTCGCTCATGCGTGTCTTCTTTGGCTCACGCAAGATCGTGCAGTTCACGCCGCGCAATGTCGAGGACATTCAAAGCGCAGAGCAGGCGACAGATTACGTCAATTACATCTTCAACAATGACAACAACGGCTTCCTAATCCTGCACTCCGCGTTCAAGGACGCGCTGCGCGGTGCGCTCGGCGTTGCCAAGTACGTTTGGGAAGAAAAGGTTGAGGTCAAGACCGAGTATTACACCGGCCTTGATGAGTCGTCTTTAACGCTATTGCTTGGCGAGCAAGACGTCGTGGGCAGCGCGATTGAGGCGATGGACGATCCGTCGTTTAAGCCGCCCGTTGACCCGCAGACGCAGCAGCCGTTGCCGTTTGATCCGCAGACGGGGCAGCCGTTCCAGGCGCCGAAGATTTATAACGTCGAATTGAAGCGCGAGTACAAAGACGGTCGCGTGAGGGTTGAGGCGATTCCACCGGAAGAGTTTTTGGTTGACCGCCGTGCGCGCTCCGTTGAGGATGCGACGCTGGTGGCGCACCGACGCATGATGCGCGTCTCTGAACTTGTGGCCTTGGGGTACGACGAAGAAGAGGTGAGCGCGCAGATGGGTGTCTACGAACTAGACACCAACGACGAGTATTTAGCGCGCAACCCGTATGCTCAGTCCTATGGCCCCGGTGGCACGCAAGACGACAAGCGAGTTCTTTATTGCGAAGCGTATGTGCGAGTGGATTACGACAAGGACGGCATTTCTGAACTGCGCAAAATATGCACGATCGGCCCTGGCTACAAGATGGTGATGAACGAACCGTGCTCGCACGCGCCGTTCGCACTCTTCTGCCCCGACCCAGAGCCGCACGCGCTGATCGGCATGTCGATCTTTGACATGACCGCAGACTTGCAGCGCATCAAGTCAGCGATCATGCGCAACATGATGGACTCGCTTACGCTTGCCGTGCATCCCCGCGTCGGCGTAGTCGAGGGTCAAGCCAACATGGACGACGTGCTTAACACCGAGGTCGGTGGCATCATTCGTATGCGCCAGCCAGGTGCCGTGCAGCCGTTCAATGTACCGTTTACCGGGCAGGCCGCATTCCCGATGCTGGAGTACCTTGACAGCGTGCGTGAGAACCGCACCGGCATGTCGAAGGCAGCGATGGGTTTGGATGCTGGCGCCTTGCAGAGCACCACACGCGCGGCGGTCGCCGCGACCGTTACGGCTGCGCAGCAGCATCTTGAGCTGATCGCCCGGATTTTCGCTGAAACCGGGATGCGCGCCCTGTTCAAGGGCATTCTCAAGCTGGTCGTAGAAAATCAAGACCGCCCGCGTGTGGTGCGCCTCCGTAATAACTGGGTGCCGATTGACCCGCGCTCGTGGCAGTCGGATATGGACGTTGAGGTGGACGTTGCGTTGGGTGGTGGCACCGAAGAGCAGAAGCTCGGTGTGCTTACCACGATCTCGCAGAAGCAAGAGCAGATCATGCAGCAGATGGGGCCGCAGAATCCGCTTGTTACGCCCTCGCAATATCGCAACACGCTTATTAAGATTGCAGAGTTGTCTGGCTTCAAGAACGGCGCCGACTTCTTCCAAGACCCGGCGCAGGTGCCGCCTCCCCCGCCGCCTCCCCCGCCGCCGCCTGATCCGGCGCAGATTCTCGCGGAAGTCGAGAAGCAGAAGATCATGGCTGACATCCAGAACAAGCAGGCAGAACTCGAACTCAAGCGGCAGTCGATGCTGCTCGAGGATGACCGCGCACGCGACAAGCAAGAAGCGGACATCATGTTGCGTGCTTATGAGATTCAGTTGAAGAGCGGCACTGCGATCGACACGGCCATGCTGACGGCGATGATGGAGCGTCCGCGTACTGCGACGCCTTCAGTGCAGCGCCCTGCGTTGCCTGAGATCGTGCCGTTCAACCCGCAGCAGCAGATGCCGCCGCAGCAGCCTCCGATGCCTCCGCAGGGCACACCGATGCTGCCGCAAGGTGGCCCAATGCCTCCGCAGGGTGCACCGCCACAGATGCCGCCACAGGCGCCACCGATGGGTTAGGCCATGAAGGAACTTAACCCATTCGCAGCGCCTAACCCGAACACGGCACCGCCGACGTATTCGAGCCAGCAGATTAATCAGACGAATAACCAAAACCGTCTGTATTTTACGCAGCTTGATAACGTGAACCGAGAGATAATCCCTACGGTTCATAGCTTAAACGTATTGCATTGGTTGGGGCCACCATAATGGCTAACTTTCAAGACATCATTGGTCTAAGGCTTGGGCGTGGACAGTTAAGCGCGTCATACGCGACGATTTACACTTGCCCCACCGATCGGCGTGCGTATATCAAAGACATCAATCTTTGCAATACGCACTCTAGTAAGCACCACGCTTATGTGGCGATTGTGCCGTCTGGACAGACAGCCGGCATCGCTTATGAGATTCTGAGCAACTATGAAATTGACGCTTATGACACTTATCGGTGGACAGGCACTCAGATTTTGAACGCTGGCGATACCATTCAGGTAAAAGCCAGTACCGCTAATTACATCACTATCTATGTGAGCGGCGCGGAGGCCGTTTGATATGAGCAAGTTAAACCGTTCAATTTTTAAGAAAAAGAAGAGGCGCGAACCAGAGCTTGAGGCGCTTCAATTTCAGGGCGACCCGTTCGCCGCTGTCCAAGGCGGCTACGGTCGGGCGCGCGGTGGTGGCGGCTACAATCCGTTTGCCATAGGTGGCGGTGGTGGCGGCTTCAACCCCTTCATGCAAGGCGGTGGAGGCGGCTTTAACCCCTTCGCGCAAGGCGGTGGCATGCGCGGCTTCAGCGATCCATTCGGCGCTGGCGGCGGCACGCTTAACCCCTTCGGCGGTGGCATGGGTGGTGGCGGCACGTCTTTCAGTGGCGTGCCGATGGGCGGCTTCTACGGCTACGATCAGTCAGCCGATCCGAACGTCTCGCTCGGCCAGTACCTTGGGCAGCAATACTACGGTGGTGGCGCCTTTAACCCGTTTGATCCGTTTGGTATGGGCAGAGGCCCGAGCTACGGCGGTGGAATGGGTGGCGGCTTTGATAACTTTGGCGGTGGCGGTCAAATGCCGCAACCGATGCCGGAACCGCAACCGATGCCACAGCCACAGCCGATGCCACAGCCCGGCCCCAACCCGAGCTTTGACATGGGCACGCCGCAGCCGTTGCCGCAACCTGTACCGCAGCAGCAAGTCGCTCCGCAGCCGATGCCACAACCGATGCCGATGCCGGAGCCGATGCCGCAGCCAATGCCGCAGCCGCAGCCGATGCCAATGCCAATGCCGATGGCGAGCGCCGCACCGGCTCCAATGATGGCGCAGCCTGACTTTCGGATGCCGCCGCAGTTGATGCAGGAAAATGTCCAAGTCATGCCGCAGGCTGCTCCTGAGCAG